ATTCCATATTCATATGAAATTAAACCACCGCTTTCTATAAAGTCTTATGGACCTAATAAGGTTCCAAAGACTGAAAGTGCGTCATACGAAGCATATTTACTAGTTAAGGATTTCGGTTCGAAAGAACTTTATCCACATTTAAAGGAAATCGGAAGATTGACTGAAAATGAAACTTTTATTCATTTCATAGAATCAAATGCAGATTTGTATTTGAGATCATGTAAAGAATATGGTAAATATACCAAAGACGGTGAGATTAAATTTAAAACTTCACCAGAATTGTTAGGAGACCTGTCAGAAACACCCTTTTGGGCATGTTCTCCGACTGTGAATGAAGCAAGGTCTAGGACATTGCGTAAATTAACATCAGTTCCAGACTCTGGAAATAAATCAAGAGTAGTAGCAATTCCCGACTATTGGACTCAATGCGCTCTAAGCCCATTTGAGGATAACATATTAAATGTTATTAAAATAGCGTATCCTGGATGTTCAAATATATTTGATCATTCTGCTGGATTTAGGAAACTACAAGAATCTATAACTGCTGGTACATCGTCATTAGACGCAACCAGTTGGACAGATACTTTTTCAAGTAAAATCCAAAAAAGAGTAGTATCCAAGTTATTCGGTACAGAATTCTGTAACGCATGGTCTGGATTAGTCGTTCACTGTAATTGGAACATTAAAGACACGAACCATAGGGTTCGCTATTTAACTGGTCAAGGTATGGGAACGAAAGGATCTTTTCAGATAGCAAGTTTAACTTATCTTTTAGTAATGGAATTCCTTACTAAAAAGAATTATCGGTATGAATACGACATTAGATCTAAATCGAGAGATTTTTCTGATCTATTTAACCAAATAGGTGATGATTCTTGGAATCAAGACCCGGATGGTACTGTTCGTAGAGATTTAATTAATTTGGTTGGAATGCCAATCAATGAAAGTAAATCGAAGTTCGCCACAGATGAAAATCTTGTTGGAGAATACGTTTCTCGTAATATAAATTACGGTGAAGACGTTAGCCGAATATCTCTTAATCTGTGTAGACAAGTTGGAAAGAATATATTCTATCTTCCTGATCTAGTAACACACCTAGAAGAACGTACAGAGTCTTTTGACATATGTAAACTTATAGGTTATTTAAGAAAAAGAGTTAAGAAAAACGGAAAGCCTTATTATGCGGACCATATATGGTCTTCATTTTATAAAGCTTTAATAGTTGACAATCTCATCCACGATGATAAAATCTTCTATCGTTTGCTCATAGATTTAGAAAGGTCATTATCTGATTCACCTGAAAAGGAGAATGATTTAACGATTCTAAGATCTCATTTTAATGAAACCGGACGTCTTTCGACATTAAAGTTTCTTCTCTTACTCCAAGATTGTGAATATATGTATTCACAGATAGAAGAGTCATTTGATTTAAGTAACGATCTATTCAGGGAATACCCTTTTGGAAAGTTTACAGAGATTTATAATGGAAAATACTTTCTTTTAACGCATGTTAAAAGAGGTATCGGACTTAAAGAATTAAGCGCATTACGTGCTGCTTATATTTCAAAAAGTCTTTTGAGCGAGAGCCTATTTAAACTAAGTCTAAATACGTTCAATGCCTCCAAGATCAGTGAACTTAATAATATCTTAGTAGATTTACAAAGAGAATTAAGTATCATGAACAAGGACGCTGTATATGGTAAAAGCTACGAAAGTAGACCTGATACGATATTTAAACAACGTATAGACAGGAATTATAAAATCCAAAAAACTTATGTTAATGGAAGATTATTACCTGAAAATCTTGCTTCGGAAATACTTAATTGTA